CAAATCCCTGGGCGTGGCCGAAGACGCGCTGACCGCACTGAATCAAAAGGCCCTGGAGTTCTCGGTGAACTATGGCGAGAACGCCCGGGATTTCGTGGCGTCGGCCTACAGCATCGAAGGCGCAATTAAGGGCCTGACAGGCAGCCAGCTTGCCACCTTCACCAACACCAGCAACCTGTTGGCCAAGGCCACCAAATCCGACGCCGAGACCATGGGCGCCTACGTGGGCACCATGTACAACCTGTTCAAAGGCCAGGCTGACGCCATGGGCAAGGGCGAATGGGTTGAAAAACTCGGTGGGCAAACCGCCCTGGCGGTGCAGCTGTTCCGCACCGACGGCGCCCAGCTCAAGGACGCCTTTAAGGAAGTGGGCTCGATCGCCACCGCTGCCGGCGTCGATATCGCTGAACAGTTCGCGGTGATTGGCTCGCTGAGCAGCACCATGGAAGGCGGCGACGCCGGTGGGCGCTACAAGGCGTTCTTTGAAAACTTGGGCGCTGCCTCGGAAAAAATGGGCATGAAGTTCACCGACTCCAACGGTAAGGCACTGCCCATGCTGCAGATCATGGACAAGCTGCAGGGCAAACTGGGCGATCTGACCAGCGCGTCGGCCAGCGCCAAGCTGATGGAAGCGTTCGGCGGGGAGGGTGCCCAGGTGATCAACTCCCTGGCCAAGGACACCGATCGCCTGCGCAACGGCATGGACAAGCTGGGCAAGGTACGCGGCCTGGAGGATGCGCAGAACATGGCCATGGCCATGGTTGACCCGTGGCAGCAGTTCGCGGCGGCGGTCGAGGCGCTGCGTATTGCCTTTGGCCAGGCGCTGATCCCGATCCTGACCCCGCTGATGGCCAAGCTGTCCGGCATCGCCGGCACCATGACGCGCTGGACCCAGATGTTCCCCAACATCACCCGGGTGATCGGCATCGTTACGCTGACGATCCTGGCGCTGATTGCGGCCATGTCCCTGCTGACGTTCGCCGTCGGCGCCGGCCGCATGGTCTGGCTGGCCATGGTCACCGTCTGGAAGGTGGTGCAGTTGATGAGCCTGCGCACTGCTGCCGGGTTCGTGCTGCAGAAGCTGATCATGCTGACCTATATCACCGTGGTGTATGGCCTGACGGCCGCCCTGGGCGTGGTTCGCGGTGTGATGCTCATGTGGCAGGGTGCGATCTGGCTGGTCAATGCGGCGCTGCTGGCCAACCCGGTCGCCTGGATCGTGATCGGCGTCTTGGCCCTGGTCGCGGCGGTGATTGCTGCCGTCGTGTACTGGGACGAGTGGACCGCCGCGCTGATGAACAGCGAGGCGTTCAAGTGGGTCAGTGACCAGCTCACCGCGCTGTCGGACTGGTTCGCCTCAATGGGCGGTTGGTCCGGGATGGCCAAGGCCGCGTGGGACGGCATCGTCGCGATCTTTCATACGGCGATCAACAACCTGATCGAGATGCTGAACAAGATCCCCGGCGTCGACATTGAAACCCGCTTTGGCGCCATGCCCGAGGTGCCCGGTACTGACATCGGCGTTAACACCGTGGACGCCACTGCAGCGGCGCAGAAAGCCCAGCAGACCATCAATGCAGCCATTCCAAGCCTGTCGCCGGCGCGGCCCAACGCGGTGCCCCAGGGCGGGCTGCTGACCAGCATCCAGAACAACCAGACGCAGAACAAAGGCATGCAGGTGCAAAAGGTCGAGATCCACACCAGCAAGCCTATGACCCCGCTGGAAATGGAAAACATGGTTGCCATGTCGGTGGGCGGATGAGCGAGTACATCGACCTGTTGATCGCCGGCAACGACCTGGTGCTGGACCCGTCGCGTCAGCCGCTGCTGATCGATGACCGGGCGAGCATCGCCCAGGATATCGCCCACATGATCCGCGACAGCGGCTTGCTGGTCACCCTGGTGGCCGAGCGCGATCGGCTCAAGCAACGCGACTGCATCCAGCAACTGGAACTGCTGGTGGAGGCGGACGAACGCTTGGTACCGGGCACCGCGCAGATCACCCAGCTGCAGCCCGGCCAGTTCCTGGTCACGGCGACCACCCTGAAATTCGGCAACATCGAGGTGACTTTGTGAGTGACGTAGATTTCAAGCAGGCGTTGGCCGACGCCGGCATTCCCACGACCGAAGCGGGGCTGCTGCAGGAGTGGGAAAAAGAAGTAGCTGCCCAGGGCAGCAAATTGAGCAACACCAGCGCCTATTCGCCGTTCTGGCGGGTGGTGCGCGCCCTGGTAACCAAGCCGGTGCTGTGGATCCTCGAATTTTTCGTGGCCACGGTGCTGCCCAACTTTTTCGTCAAGACCGCTGTAGACGCCTGGCTCGACATGCTGGCCTGGGCCGTCAACGTCGAGCGTAAGGGCGCGACCAAGGCCAAGGGCTTTTTGCTGTTTACCCGTGAGGCCCCTGGCGGTGCCCTGGAAGTGCCAGCCGGAACGCTGGTGCAGTCCGCATCGATCAACGGCCATGTCTACCAGGTGGTGACCACGGCGGTGGGTATCTTCGCCGATGGGTTGATGCAGCTGCAGATCCCGGTCGAGGCGGTCGACACCGGTGCCGGTTTCAACCTGGCCCCGGGTTATTACGCGATCCTGCCGGTGCCGGTCCCTGGCATTGCCCAGGTGGTGAACAGCGATGGCTGGTTGACCACACCAGGTGCAGATCCTGAACCCAACGACGAACTGCGTTTGCGCACCCGTAACCAGTTCTCGGCGGTCAACCAGTGGCACACCGATGCGGTATATCGCGCCCTGATTTCGGCGTTCCCAGGTGTGCGTCCGGATGGCGTGTACTTCCAGCACGGTGCGCCGCGTGGCCCAGGCAGTGCCAACGCGTTTGTGCTGTTCGACGCGGACGTTCCGGCGGCCACGTACCTGGCACAAATCAACGCGCATATTCGAGACCAGGGCAACCATGGCCACGGTGATGACCTGCTGGTGATGGTCATGCCTGAAACCCAGCACGCCGTGAGGTTGGAGATCTGGCCACGCTCGACATTGACCACCGAACAGCGTGCAACCCTCAAAGGCAACGCCGCGCTGTTTGTACGTGCGGCCTTTCGTGAAAGCACCGCCACGGACTTCCAGCCGACGCTGACCTATCCCCAGTCGCGTTTCTCCTTTAGCCGCCTCGGTGAAGAGCTTCACCAGCAGTTCGCCGGCATTGAGTCACTGCGCTTTGCCACGGCCGACATTATCAGCGAGCTGAATATTCCCCGGATCCAGAGCCTGGAGGTGGTGCTGCATGATTAAGATCGATCTGCCGTTCTGGCTTGATGGCACCGAGCTGACCAAGCTCAAAGCGGCCGCCCAGTCCTGGTGGGAACGCGTCGAGGGCTGGTTGCGCTGGCCGCTGCTGCAGATGGACGCGGACACCTGCCATATCACCGTGTTGGACCTGCTGGCCTGGCAGCGCGATATCACCCGTTTCAAGGGCGAACCCGAGAGCTTGTATCGCTTGCGGGTCAAGTACGCCTTTATCAATGCCGTGGACGCCGGCAGCACCGCCGGCATGAAGCGCATCCTGGAACGCCTGGGCGTTGGTTACGTGGAGATCGAGGAACGCCAGGCCGGCCGCGATTGGGATGTGGTGCTGCTGCGTTTCTCGGACTCGCAACTGTCGCAAAACCCTGAGCTGCTGCGCGTGCTGATCCAGCAATACGGCCGCACCTGCCGACGTTATGACTTTTCCACCATCACACCGGTCCCGGTGCAGATCGCCCTTGTTCACTTCCACGACGATCAGCAAACGCTGGTCGCCAGCCTTTAGGAGCCCTCATGGGAGCCAGTATTACCCTTGCAGGTGAAAGCCTGATCGCCCAGCGACAAGCCGCCGGCACTGGGCTGAAAGTCAGCCGGTTCATTTTTGCCAACGTGCCGGGGTTGAACCCCAGCAATCCAGTGGACCGTGCGGCGCCAAAGCCGGTGGCGGCGCAGATCGTCTATGTGCATGAGATCCCGGCTGCGCATGCGGGGTACGTCAACCCCAACCAAGTGGTGTATAGCGCGCAGATTGGCTCTGACGTTGGCGACTGGGACTTCAACTGGATCGGGCTGGAGACTGTCGACGGTGTGCTGTTCGCGGTGGCCTATGTGCCCACCCAGCAAAAGCGCCGCAACATCCCGCCGCAGCAGATCGGCAACAACCTGACCCGCAACATGCTGTTGGTGTTTGACGGTGCCCAAGGGCTGACCGGAATCACCATCGACGCCAAAACCTGGCAGCACGACTTCACCGTGCGCCTGGCCGGCATCGATGAGCGCGAGCGCCTGAGCAACCGCGACGTGTTTGGCCGTGCGTGTTTCTTTGGCAGCGCGCTGCAGGTGGAAAAGGTCGGCGGCGCGTACCAGGTGAAACCGGGCACCGCCTATATCGAGGGCATTCGCCTGGAGCGGGCGACCGCGCTTCCGATCGTACCGCCGGCACTGCCCACCACGGCCTGGTTGGATATTGCGCTGCAGCGGCAGTTGAGCGATGTGGTGGCCAGCTGGCAGGTGGTGTTCGGCGCCGCTCGCCCGGACTACACCGACAGTGCCGGTGTGAAGCACTACTGCATCCCCCTGGCGGATCTGCTCAATGCCAGCACCATTACCGATCGCCGCCCCGCGGAGCCCATCGCCGGCTCGCTGGTGCAACACTTCGCCGCCCGGACAGGGGATTACGCGAACCTGCGCGCCCGTGCCACCACCAAAGAAGACGTAGACCTGGGCAATCTGCCCAATGCGATCACTGATGACACAGCGAGCGATAGCAGCAGCGTGTTGGCCAGCACCAAGATGGTGGCGACAGTAAAGCAACAGTTGAATACGGAAATTGGCAAGAAAGTCAGTAAGACCGACGTATTTACCAAGCCGGAAAGTGATGAACGCTTTGTCCGGATGGGCGGCACCTGGAACTACGCCACCTACTTTGCGGTAGGCAGTCTGCCCACGTTGGCGGCCGCAGGTAACTACGAACAGGCGCATGCCTCGATTTGTGTCTCCAACGCAGGTGTGGCTGCAGCTCCAGCTGCCATTGCGTTCCTTCGTGGTGGTTCATACGGCACCTTCTTTGGTCTGGACACTGACAACCAGTTTGCCTTTGGTGGCTGGTCAGCGGGGAACAGGCGCTATCGTTTCTGGACTGAGGCGAATTTCAACCCTGATACCAAAGCAGACAATGTTCAGGCCACTGAGGCAGCCCACGGTATTGCCCGAGTCGCAACGGCCGCCCAGGTCAATGCCGGAGCCGACGACACCACGTTCGTCACCCCCAAAAAACTGCGGATGGGCGTCTCTTTTTCCCTGGGCGTTACGGGCTTTATTGCCTTTCCAAGTTGGCTGGGTGGGCTGGTTCTGCAGTGGGGGTACGGGACCGAAACGCACAGCGACACCGGTTTTCGTTTCTTTCCCATGGCGTTCCCAACGGCGGCTGTGGCCATGCTGGCCATGGCGAATTTTGCTCATAACGCCAGTACCTGGGTAATTGTGCCGGACCGCTCGAAATACTTGATGGGCCTGGGCGGTGACTACGTCAACGGCAGCGCAACTAACTCCCTTTTTTGGATCGCCATCGGCTATTAGGAGCTTGAAGCCATGTTGTATTTCTCTGCTACCGACGGTTTCCTATCGTCAAAAATTCACGGCAAGAACATCCCCGCCGACGCGGTGAAGATCAGTGATGCGGCCTACGCGGATCTTCTGAGCGCTCAAAACAGTGGCCAGCTGATTCAACTAAACGCTGATGGCGTGCCGGTTGCCTTGGCCGCGCCTGGTCCAACCGATGACCAGCTGGCAATCACCGAGCGAGCATGGCGTGACCAGGCGTTGTCGGTTGCTATCGGGCTGCGAGATCGCCACCGCGACCAGTTGGAGATCGACGCGCCGACGACACTGAGTGACGAGCAATTCAAAGAGTTGCTGCAGTACATGCAAACACTGCGCGACTGGCCGCAATCATCAGGCTTTCCGCACACTGGGCGCCCCTCGGTGCCGACCTGGATGGCTGACGAATGAGCTGGGCACCGGTGACCATGCGCTGGCCCGAGCAGTCCACCCAATGGATGGGGCAAATGGCTGCGGCCCAAGACCTGGCCGGTGGCGAGCTGACCAACACCACGAAGCGTCTGGCGGGACTGAACGGCATGACTAGCACCAACCCGGGGCCGGTGGGTGACGCCGCCAAAGGCGCGATCCTGGCCGGCCGCGCCGCGCTGGCTGGGCAGATGGGCGAAGCCCCGGCGTGCTTGACCGTGACGCCGTTTCAAAGCGGTATAGGCCAGGGCCGTGGCCACCAGCGGTTTCTGTCTGCGCCCAACTTGCTGCAGCAGCTGGCCGCCAAACTGGTCGACGCCAGCGACAACGGCCGACCGGCTGGCCCTCAATACGCGCTGTCGTTGATGTTCCTGGGCACACGGCTGGACCAGTTTGCCGAGACCCTGGCGCGCTTCAACGCGCTGTTGCCGATTCCTGACCTGGTGCGCGCTGAGCGCCGTGCGCGGAACCTGTCGCGCCTGGAGACTGACAAGTGGGAGATCCCCAGCGCTGGGCCGTTGCCGCGTTGGTCGGCGCTGCCCCTGGAGCGTTGCACGGTGGTCAAGGCGGCCAAGCAATCCATCGCCGGTCAGATCGCCGTTCTGGAGAGCTACGCGGCCGACAGTTCGCCCATGGATGACCTGGCAGCGCTGGCCGGTCGCAAAGCCGCCCAACAGCAGGACCGCGACAAACAGCTGAATGACCTGAAAGCCTTGCTGGCCGATGGCAACGCTGATCACAGCATGCGTGCGCGGACCCTGGGCCCCGGCGACAACAACGAATTGCGCCGCGCCTTGCTTGAAGGCGATGCACCTGGTCATGAGTGGGTGTTGTGCGCCGGCGTGCTGTTGGTGGGATCGAGGGACGGTTTGAGCTTTGTTCGGGAGCTGGTGGGCCTATGACCCTACTTCTCGATGGCCAGCAGATCCTGGGAAAACACCTGAAAATCACCGCCAACCTGCGTATTGAAAGCGACGATCTGTCGGGGCAGACCAGCAACAGCCAGACCGCGCACAAGGGTTTCAAGCCCAAAACCCTGACGGTCTCCCTAATGATCCCCTTCGTTGACCAGGTGCAACTGCGCAGCCTGATGCGTTTGGCCGAAGCCACGGCCGGCGGTGGTCAGCTCAAGATGTATCGCATCGTCAACGACACCGCTGCCGCGTTCGGGATTCGCGAAGTGCAGTTCTCTGACGGCGTCAGTGCCCGTGAAGACGACACGCTAAGTGCCTGGCTGGTGCAGTTCACCTTGTCTGAAAAACTCTCCAACCCTGAACGCGTAGAGAGTCGCCGTGCTGCCAAAGGCGTGACGTCGCAATCTGGCCCAGGTTCGGCGGTGGGCGGCGCGGCTGGTGGCGATGGCAGCGGTACACCCGGGGAACTGAGCGGCTTCGAACGCACCTTGAAAAAGGTGGATGACTGGCTGGCCCCGACGCCATGAAACTTCACAAGGTACTGACCATCAGTGGCACGCCTTACGCGCTGATCAAAGACGAAGTACGGCTGGAGATCAAAAGCCCCGGCCGGGCGACCTTTACCATCCAGGCAGACGGGCCGGTCAAAGGCCTGGTAACGCTCGATGTCGGCTACAACGACAACCCGCTGCAGCGCCACTTCATCGGCTTTGTTGAGCGCTCCACGGCGATCAACAGCGTGCAGCAGATCCTGGTCTGTCGCGAACTGGCGGCGATCCTGTCTCAGCCTATGCCGTTGAACCTGCGCCATGTCGACCTGCAGGGCGTCCTGACCGAGGTCAGCGACAAGACTGGTCTGCGCTTTCGCGTGCCGGACAAGGCTTACGCCAAGGTCAAAGCCCCGTTCTTCTACAGCCTGGCCGCCGGTTACCTGGCCATGGACAGCCTGGCCAGCGTTTTCAGCATCCCCGACTTTATCTGGCAGCAGCAGGGCGACGGCGAAGTGTTCGTGGGCAGTTGGGGCGACAGTTTCTTTGGCATCCGCTCGCCGCTGCAACTGCCGGTCGAACTGTTCGACGGCTACCAGGGCAATCAAAGCGCAATGATCGCGGCCCTTCCAGGACTACGACCAGGTGCAACCATCAACCAGGGCGAAAGGGTCACCAGCGTGACCCTTGCCGGCAACCAAATGGCGATCAAATGGACGACGCAATCCGTCGCAGCGTAGAGCGGCAATTCCCCGAACTGACCGGCGGCTACCACCTGCCACGCTTTGGCCGCGTGGTGGCCGTGCCTGATGCGCCGGCCGCACCTGGCCTGTGCGACGACTTCCGGCCACGCTTCGGCGTCGACGTGGAAGTGCTGCTGCCCGATGGCGAGCCAGATCCTGCCCTACCGATCCTGACCGGTCTGCCACTGCCGGCGCCGATGGGCGGGCAAGAGGCGGGCATGTTCGGCTTCCCGGAGGAGGGCACCACCGTGGTGGTCAGCTTTGCCTACGGCCTGCCGCATAAGCCCTTTATCACGCAGATTCTGCCGCACGGCCTGAGCCTGCCCCGGGTGCCGAAGGGCGACCAGGTGTGGCAGCACAGTGAGGCCTGCCAGCAGCGCGTCGACGCCGACGGTAACTGGCTGCGACAAACGGACGGTAAGATCCAGGATAAGGCGATCGAGCGGGAAGTGGAGGCGATGCAGAACACGGAGAGCTTCCAGAGTCACACCAGGACGGTGGACGATCATTCAACCGAGTTGGTGGGCGGGATCAAGAAGATCGAGGCGCTGGGGGCGCTCAAGCTACTGTCGGGCGGATCTATGAGCCTGGCGGCGGTTGATGATCTGCATCAGGCGACCGGTCGGGATTTCAACTTGGTGGTGGGGCAGAAGCATAACGCCACGGTGGGCGGGGATATGGAGGAAAAGATTCAGGGGAAGCGCCAGAGTGTAGCGGTAGAAAGCCAACGGCTGGTCGCACCCAAATCCTGGTTGGGATCAGAAGAGATAAATGTGCTCCAGGTACTATGTGATTTGCTCGACCTGGTGCAACAAATGAACACACAGTTGGCCTCACATACGCATCTACCAGGACCGACGCCTGCACCGGCGGACGCTTCCGAGTTCGCAGATAAAGCTGTGAACGCACGCGCTCTGTTAAATGCGCTTGAATCTACAGTTCTAAAGTGACGCTGTGATGCCTGATCAAATAAATATGATTAAGTTTTTACTGTGGCTCCTGTGGTCAAAGCGTTCGTAGCATAGCGCTTAAACATATTTGATACTGAGGTGTTATTTTTTGCGAGATTAATTCTAACGTTGTCCCATTCAAGCGTCAGCATCACAGGTTTTTTTTCAGTTGGCGAGTATGCGCCAACCGCGAATGAGTCGCCGTCATTGAGTAGGGCGTACTGATGAAGGTGTCCCTCGATCGTAGACCTGGCAGCGTTTATTCTAGCTTCAGTGACTTTTCTGACTGTCGCCTGTATTTCACTGATACATCCGATATATGAGCGTGCCCCTTTCTTTAAGTCGAATTTCTCGGGAAGTTCATGAATGATTTCTTTCTTGAATTCACTATCTGCAATCAACATCTTTTTCTCGGCGTACAGGTCAATATTGAACTCAAGCTCCTTTGCGTTCCCATTAAAGTCTTTTGTCCAGTGTGATGGCAAACTGAGCGTGTGTAGCACCATTCCATAATGTGCGATGTAATTCCGGAGAGCTTCCATGATTTTATAATCAAGATTTTCATCGTACTTGCGGCTTCGAAATTTTTTAAGTTCGGCTTTTGCCTCTGAGCAGTCGCTTGCGCAATAGGCTGCGGTAGAGACAATTTGCTCAGTGTAAATTTTTCCGGAGAGTATGAAGTTCGCCATTTTTCTATTGAGTAGTGATCTTATGTTATATAGGTTGTCATAGTTGAAGTTGAATTTAATCATGAGTTCGGCAGTTAGGGATAGTAGCTGTTTTTCAAGATCGATATAGTTTGAGAGTGTAAGGTCGTACTTTTCCTCAATGCTCAGTGCTGCGGTTAAAACCTTTCTTGCTTCTGCGACATCCTGAAACTCTAGCGGGGTTATTGCTAGTTTTGGATAATTCCCAATTGCTGCAACCTTCAAGAAATATTGGTCTTCCATCATCGTTCCTTTTGGAGATTTTTCTTATTGGTGATTTATGGTTTAGCACTTGGGGGGGCGTAAAGCGTCGCCTCTAGCTTGGAGGGCCGCGTCTGCATTTAAGACTTCTTGCTTTAAAACCTCATGCCATAATCTGAATACCGAGATTCTAATGTCCGATTCTTCACTAGGATAAGCCGTTATTAAAGCTATCGTTGCATAGACTAATGACAGGCTTGTGCATTGTATTGGCTCAATTAGCCCCTCATTTGATGGTCCGACTAATAATAGGTCTTCTTTTGACATTGAAGTTCCGAGCTTGAAGCCTATGCTATCAATGCCAGCATGTACATATTGGTTAGCAAAGCTAAAATGGTTTCTCAAGAAACTTAACTCAACGAATTTTTCCACATCGATAAAGTTTGCTTCCGATTTTGGGTGCATTGCTTTGCCTAAAGCTTTGAGAGCCCAGCCAAATTTGTTCTTAAAGCATGGCTCATATTGTTCTACTATATTTTTCTGTTCTTCCGCCATTTGAGCTAGCTGCTCTGTGGTGAAAGCTTCAAAACCAAGTTCGTTGTTTTTGTTGAATCGAGTGGCTGCGGAAATACGAGAGGCGTGTTGGTAGTTGGTAAATCTTGACGCTAAGTCTTCATCTCCCTCACAAATGAAAATAGCAGTAACAGACGTTTCGTGGAGTGTTCTCCATCGAGCGAATGCCCCATCAGCATATCCGCCGTGCAATAGATGAGATATTTCATTTCCGACTTGTATGCACCGTGCGTGCAGACGTGTTGCGATATTAAATTTATTAGTGATGGCGATTTCTTTGGATGGATGTTCTTGCCTCAATTCATCTACGATTTCCGTGCACATGTAGAGAAGAGTGTCTAGTCTTTTTAACGGTGCTTGCCAGGTTTGGAATAGCCGATCTCTAAATTTTTTTAGCGAGTCGTAATTTTCCGATAACAGCTCGTCCTTTTCTGCGTCAAGCATCTGGAAAAAGCTTAATGAAAGATATTTGGTCGCTTCTTCCGGATTTGTTTTTATCTGTTCTGAAATATTATCAATGTCTTCAGCACTCAACTCCAGCGTATCGGTGAAATAACGAAGCAGAGTTGTATCGGAGGTTGTAGTGCTCTTGTCTGCGTCCATTGCATATTTCCTTTGCACAAAAAGGCGCTGGTTTAAATTGTTGGTTTTAGAGTGTTGAAGGCTGTTTGTGCAACTAAATAAGCAAAGTTTCGGAGATGGGGTGTCGCGCTGAATTGAGTCTTTGAAAAGCGTCTCATCTGGCAGTCCAGGTCACGTCTTCAATACCAAGAGCGGAAATCTGCGGCCAAAGCCTATCGGGGACCCTAGCCGTCCAATCGACATCAACACCTAATCGCTGTCCTTCGTAAGTGCTCAAAATGTGCAGCAGCACCGTTGTCTCGTCCACCGGCAGAGGAACCTCAACGACAATGACCAATGGCTTTCCATTCTCTTTGAATTTGATCTCCAAAAAACCGTTGTCGACCATCTCTGTATCCTCGGTGGCAGTACAGTATTAAGACTCATGTACCGAAGATAGCACTAACTACGCAAGAGTGAATTACCGTACCGCTATGTTTGTCGGCACCACCAAGATTGCGCGTAGGCGCACCCGTCAATGTATTCAACTCCACTCAGGACAAAGCCGGTGACCGCCATCCCCGCCAGCGTAGCATCCAGCAGTCGCGGTAAAGGGTCGGGCTCAAGAGGCATACCCACTTCAACACGGGCCACATTGGCGGCTCTGCCTAGGTCGGTATTTTGCTCTGAATGCACCATTACATTGCCTTTTATCGCTGGGTAGCGACGCCTTTCCTGGGGTGTAAGTGCAATGCCTCGGCGTCTCATAGGAGTAATCAGCATATGCATTTGCTAGCTCGCTTAATTGTCAGACTGATGATCAAAGAGGGCTTCTACCGCATAGGCTAGTGCTCCATCGGCTTGCTCAAGGAGATCGCTAAGATCGTCACGGTCAATCAACAGACTCTGATGCAAAGCGTAAGCTCGCGTCAGCAGAGCTTTGTGATGGAGCCCTGGGTGCTCTAGCAAAGCGGCTTCATCACGCAGCAGCGCATACCACTGCGCAACCGCAGTAGACCGTTCCACGTCACTCCTAGAAAATTGTTCGCTCATCGCCTGCTCTTTATTGATTGCTGTATGTATGAACAGTATATCTGCGGTGCACAGCCACGCTACAAAGTACCGATGAACTGCTTGTCAGCGTGTACAAGAGAGCGGATCTGCGAAATTGAGTCGACGAAGAAAAAAACTCAGGAAAAGCACTTATCCCCCTCCCGCCGACGGGGTTTGTGTCCTTTTTTTGTGCAAAGTCGGAAGTAATGCAAGAACCGCTGCAGCCCACGCCCGCCGGGGGGGCTGTAGGCAAGCTGGCCATTTCACTCATTGCAAAGGTTTTCAGTCAAATGCAAAAACTTTGCACAGCCGGCCGGGAAACCTTCCAAGCGGCGTAAGTCGCAGCCTCCCGGCCTGCGGGGGCAGGAATTGAAAAGTGCAGCAAATTGAAGGTTTTTGATTTTTGGTTTGATCAAAACAACGCTTGGCTTTCATTAGTTGACCCTGTAGCCCAAAACAATCGAAGCCCTTATAAAACGTGGCTTTCAGGGGCGCGCAGCCTCAAAAAAC